GTCGTCCCGGTTGCCGCAGCCCAGCAGGTTTCGGGGACTATCACGATCGACAGGACCGCGTGGGACGCACGCGAGGCGAGCATCAAGCGCCTCGAGGCAGCCGACGCGAAGCGCCGCCGCGAGGAGCGCGACAACGTCATCGCCGCAGCCGTCTCCGATGGCAAGTTCCCGCCCGCCCGCAAGGAGCACTGGGTGCGGCTGTGGGATGCCGACCCCGAAGGCACCCGTCAGGTCCTCGGTGGACTGGCCCGCAACGTCGTCCCCGTGATGGCGATGGGTGAGCCCGGGTCCGCCGAAGACGGCGTCGACGAAGAGTACGCCCACCTCTTCCCGCCCACCGTCTCGAAGGGAGCCTGACCCATGGCTGACTATGTGCCTGTCTACTCCGGGGGAGTGAAGCCGTTCACGGCGACCACCTCCGCGGCTGTCGTCGGCGGCAACGTCCTGGTCTGGTCTGGTGCCGGCACTGTCGCCGCGTCCAGCTCGATTTCGACGATCGTCGCCGGTGTCGCCGCCCACGACGCAGCCTCCGGCGCCAAGGTCACGATCTGGCCGATCGTCGGCTGCATCCACGAGCTCGTCGCCGCGGCTGCTGTCACCGCCGGCGCCGGGATCACTGCCGACGCTGCCGGTTCCGGGCAGGTCGCTACCGCGACCATCGCCACGGCTGCAGCGGCCGGCACCCTGATCGGCACCGCCGTGACCACGGCCGCCGGTTCCCCACTCAAGCTCCGCGTCCAGGGAAGGAACTAGGCCATGCCGAACACCTATCCGGCCGGGCCGCCCACCCTTTCGGGCGACACGGTCTCCATCAGTCGGTTCCTGCAGTCCCCCGCGGCTCTGCAGCGTCGGCTGCGGAACTTCCGTGACCTGCGGTTCGTGTCCGACCAGCTTCTGACCCAGCGGTTCCGCTCCAGCGGTGGCGCTGTGCTCTACGAAATGTCGGAGCCCTTCGTGTCCGACCGCGCCGTGGAGGCCGTCTCCGCGGGCTCGGAGTACCCGTACGCGAACCTGCCCACCGGTACCGCTGCGATCGCTGCGATCGCCAAGTGGGGCCAGAAGGTTCTCCTCACCGACGAGGAGATCGCCCGCAACGTCTACCAGGGTGCCTCCGCTGACCGTGCCCTGCGCAAGGTCGTCAACTCGGTGATCAAGCAGGTCGACACGATCACCATGTCGGCCATCGCATCAGCGGTCACCCAGACCTCGGCAGCTGGCGACTGGACCGCGGCGACCCCGGTGTTCCTGCGGGACATTCTCAAGGCCAAGGCCGTCATCGTCGGCCTGAACCTGGGCTACATGCCCGACACGATGGTGCTCAACGACACGCAGTACGCGTACCTGATGTCGGACGACAAGTTCACCAACGCCCTCAAGCGGGAAACCTCCGACAACCCGGTGTACACCGGGCAGGTCGAGCGGGTCGCCGGCCTGACCATCGTGGTGTCGCCGGCCATCGGTGTCGCTGGTGCGATGGTGCTGGACTCGCAGCAGCTCGGCGGTATGGCCGACGAGCTCGACGGGGCACCCGGGTATGCGGTGTCCGACCTGGCTGTTCAGGTCAAGTCGATCCGCAAGGAGGGCGAGGACGCCTGGGACCTGCAGGGTCGTCGCAAGACGGTGCCTGTTGTGCAGGAGCCGGGTTCTGCTGTCAAGATCACCGGCACTGTGATCTGAGGAGGATCTGATGTCTCAGGCAATCCGTGTCACGGCACCGTACGTGATGTTGAAGGTCAAGGACCGCGATGGCCAGATGGTTATCGCTGGGTTCTACGAGGGGGCTGTGGTCGAGAGCGTCGACCCCGAGTCGCGTCAGCACCACCTGGACAGTGGTATGGCCGAAGAGGTCAAGGACCCCGAGCCCGAGCCCGAGCCGGAGCCGGAGTCCAAGTCGCCGGCTACGAAGTCCACCAAGTAGAGGCGGGAGCCGGACCATGCCCATTGACTTCACGACATCCCTGGGCAGGGTCAGGCTCCTACTCTCCGACGTTGACGACGCCAACATCAACGGCGGCCTGGTCTTCACCGACGCGGAGATCACGGCGTTCCTGGCACTCGAGGGCAACAGTGTCAAGCGTGCTGCTGCACAGGCGATCGATGTCAACGCGTCCAACGAGGCGTTGGCGTCGAAGGTCCTGAAGTCGCAGGATCTGCAGACCGATGGTGCGCGGCTCGCTGACGCGATGCGGAAGCACGCGGCGGCTCTGCGGGTTCAGGCTGACCGTGAGGACACGATCAGTGGTGGGACCCCGTTGTATGAGTTCCCGGATCCGGCTGACCCGATCGATATCACTGTGCCTGGCTGGCTCTGATGCCGCGTCCGACCAGGTCGTATGGCCGTCCCGGTACACGTGTTGTGCCGCTCGGGTGGGGTGTGCAGCATCAGCCGGTGGTCGTGGGCACGTTCACGGTGACGGTGGGGTGGCGTCGCCCTGGTGGCACGGAGGGCAGCTTCGATCCGAACACCCACAGCAAGACGACGACACCGAACGCGGCCTATGCGACTGGTAGCGCCCGGGTGCAGGTGTTGCCGGCGTTGCAGCAGGAGAAGGTCGTGGCCGAGGACGACCAGGTGACCACTGTTGGTTACCGGGTGTCGGTGCCGGTCGACTCGACGGACTACAAGGTGAACGACCTCGGCACGATCACCGCGGTGGAGTCGGGGAACGGGGATCCGTCCCTGGTGGGCAAGGTGTTGACGGTGGTGGCGATTGAGCGGGGTTCGCTGATGTTCGAGCGTGACCTGATCGTGATTGAGCGGTTGGGCTGATGGCCGGCTACAGCATCGACTCCTCTGAGGTCCGTCACCTCGCCCTCGACCTGTCGAAGGCACCCGCGAGTGTGCGGGCGAAGGCTCCGGCTGCGGTGAAGCGGACCCTGTTCGCGATCGAGGGATCCGCGAAGGCCGGTGCCCCGGTCGACACCGGACACCTCGTCAACTCCATCGGCACCGACGTCGACGGTGACGGCATGGGTGGTGTCGTCGGACCGACAGCTTCGTACGGCGATGTGATCGAGTACGGCAGTCAGCCGCACATCATCAGGCCGATCCACGGCCAGTTCCTGAAGTTCACGATCGCTGGGCACACGATCTTCGCCCGCGAGGTCCACCACCCCGGCACCGCACCCCAGCCCTACCTCGGGCCCGCGTTCGACAAGCACGTCCCCACGCTCGAGCGCCTGTTGGGCAACGTCGGCGAAGAGATCCTCTGATGCCAGTCGTGTCCGTCCGGCTTCTCGCGGATGCCGTCTACACACGACTGGCCGCATCCGCGGGTCTGTCGGCGGTGTACAAGACGGTCGTGCCCGGCGACCCGGCCCGTGACAACAACCTGGTCATCAAGGCGTATGCCGTGTTCCACCCGGCCCCGGGTGACTCGAAGCGTGGAGCTCTCAATGCGACGCCGGGTCAGTTGTTGTGGGACTTCCAGGTGACGTGTGTGGGCGGGGACCACGACTACCTGTTGGACGCTGTCGACTCTGTGCGTACGCAGCTGGAGGGCTACCGGCTGATCGTGGCTGGTGCAGTCGTGGGGCTGTGTCAGCCGCCGATTGGTTTTCGGCCCCCGCCCGCTCGCCCGGATTTGGATGAGAAGCCGTCTCGCCTGTGGGTCCCGTTGTTGTTCCAGGTCCTCGCCGTCCCCGCCTAACCCAGCCTTCTCGCTGCACCAGCACATCGCACACCCTCGCCCCGCTACAACTACGCCTCGAGGAGGCCACCCCAATGGCAGCACTCGCCGTCCAAGTCATCTCCACGGCAGGCTCGACAGCCGGCACCCCCACCCAGCTCGCCGCCTGGGCCACCCCCGACACCATCGACGGCGGCATCATCGGCTCGGATGGTGTGATCGTCGAGGTCAACAACACCTCCGGCGGCTCCCTCGACCTCCGTGTCGGTGACCCCGGTGCGACACCGGCAGGGAACGCGGCCGCGAACGGCTACCGCATCATCACCGTCGCCAACACCACGAAGATCCGCGCCATGGTCACGCAGGCGAACGTGAACCCGTCGACCGGTGTCGCGCAGGTGGGTGCCTCGACCACGAACGCGGCGTTCACGATCCAGGTGATCAAGTGATGGCCGCCGCGACGCATCAGTGGATGC